GTCCATTAGATCCCCCAGAAGATAATGAAACAGTTTCAGTCGTTGCAGAAAAACCATTCACGCTGAAATTTCCAAGTTGATTTCCTCTTTCTCCTTCACTTTTTAAATAACTCAACCTTACCAAATCATTTGATTTTAAACTTCTACCAACTTGAACATATGCACTATTTTCTAAGTTTCCACCAAATATAACAAAGAAACCCATATCACTTCTTTCTAACCAATATACTTGACTCGTATCATCCAATCCTTGTTCAATGTTGCCTGCCCTTGCCCACTCTACCCATGTACCATCTCCATTATAATCTAAAACTTCTAATCTTATAGTACTAATATCAACATCCAATCCTAAAATAAATCCCTTTTGTGTTGCTGAATCTATTAATATGGGTTGTTCTTTTGTTAGAGATTTCCCCTGCACAATTGAAATCACAGCCTCCCCGTTAAGATCTAATCCATATTCTTCAATTGTATAAAAATTATAAGAAATACCACTGCTGCTTGTCCCACTAAACCTAGTATAGCGAGGCACTGTTCCATTTGTACCACCCTGACGAATTTTTACTAATGCTCTGGCAGACTTTGCACCGGGCACAAGATAACCTAATGGTTTAACAAGAGAAATCAAAGAAGATTCTTTTTGAGCAGTATCTAAAAACATTTCACTTGCTAACATATTAGAATAGAACCCATAATATGAAGTATTATATGCCAAAACATCAAGAAGAACTTGCATTGCAGATCCTTCATAATCATAATCTTTCAGAGTGTTTTGTTTTTTTAAATGATCAATGATGCTATTTTTAATACCATCAAAGTCTAAAGATCCAAGTTGAATGTCTACGTTACTTTTTGCCATTGTTATCTAACCTTTGTTAGTGCTAATTGTATGCTTTCTATTATTGGATTGGATAGTGATCCACCGAGAATAACAAATCTTATTTCTATTGATACCTCATTACTATCAATATTATCTTCATCTATAATAATTGATTCTACTTCTGCGCGCGGTTCCCATGCACGCACAGCCCATACTATATCTCTTTCTAAAAAGGAGGCATTCATAGGAGTCCAATTTTCAAACAAATAATCATGAATGCCTACGCCAAACGAAGGTTTAAATGGTTTTTCACCAGGTCTTGTTAATACAATATTCATAATTGATTGTCTTATGGCGTGTCGGTCTTTCATCACAGAAACGTCATTAATATATTCATTTCTGTTAAAATTGATATCAAAATCTGAATATTGGTTTACTGGCATTGAATGTTTTCCTTGGTTTATATATGTATAGTAAAATCAAATAAACAATCACCCAAACCCAAACAAAGAACCAAGCAAATTGGATAATGATTCAAATACCCCAAGTTTTTCAGATTCATTGGGATCTGTTCCTGTGCTATCTCTACTAAGTATCACATCCATTTTATGACTTGTTGATGTGATCATATGCTCAATATCCGTCACCAACCACCTCCCAGTAAATCTTTGCATTCTATCGTTTTTATCAGATCCGGGAGTTTTGTTTACAATTGTAATGGGTTTACCAGGGCGCAATGTCAAATCCCCATTCAATATAATTCTCATTTTTTGGGAACTCATGAGCGTCATTTGAGCATTTCGCCATAGTGGAGTGGTCTTCGGTGTATTCCAGTATGTTGCATCTGTTTGGTTATATTCAACATATTTTTTAAAATCTTCACCAACACAAGGACAGCCGCAACTGGAGGGATGGTCGGGTGAATCCCAAAAACAACCAAGGTAACTTTCCCCCAGTACTTCGTGTATCAGATTGCATTCTTTGGTTTCTTTAAATGCTTCGAATAATTCATCATCTGTGGGTTCAGCCCCTGCTACTGAGCCTAATAAATTGTCTGGTTTTAAATTTAGGCAGGGGCATTCGCAAAGTGGATCATCATCGGGACATTCCGAATTATCAACCATCCCACCTACACAACCGCGATCCTCCACAAATGCAAACAATGAATGGTTTATTGTTGTTGTAGGAACTATACCTTGTGCCTGGTGCCAGTTCAAATCCCTGGCAGCCTTTGCCATTGTTATAAGGTATTTTGGCGTCGGTCTTTTGTATTCTCCATTAGCCATAAGTTGCTCCTTTCTATTTTATTTAGGACTAATACTAATTTATCCAGAACCACCACCATCATCATCATCACCATCATCATCACCATCATCATCACCTTGTAATAAAGTGTCAATAATTAAGTTCAATGTATCTAGATCACTTGCTGGGAAATAATGCCCGTTAGTCCCTGATGACATATACTCTAAAAGTTCTTCACCTGCCGCACCAATATCAAATCCAACAGTATAATATGCACTTTTAATATACCCCGAGGAATCCACCGCATTGCGTACCCAGATTTGATCACCTGCCAAACCGTCACTCAAAAACATAACAGCAACTCCTTCAACAACGTCAATATCAGACTGAAAATCACGCCCCGGGTAATTATCTGTACAATCTTGTTCACTATCTACATTATCGCAAACACAATTAACTACGACATCATCGGGATCGTCACATAGTCCGTTATTTTCCGGGGGCAGCAGGGCAAAGCAACATGTGCCCTCTTCCAATGGGGGTTCGCAACAGTAGCCCTCTTCCAGTTCTCCCACCACAGAATATTCGTTAAAAATGGCCATGTGTTCCTCCATGGATGGCTTGTATCTGGTGCCACCCCCCGCCAACGTGTATCCGCCCAACACAAAAGTAAGTATAGAATCATAGTCATATGTTGGTTCCTGCGATATCAGGACAGGAGTTCCGTCACTCCATATATCTGCACCAACCATTGGCTTTTCATCTTCGGGCAATTCTCCAAACTTTTCATTCATTCTATTAATAAAATATGCAACCCACTCCTGTATGGTGTCCTCTTCGCCCCCCATCGATCCGCTATAGTCTAATGATAGTTGAACAACCGCTGCATTTATAAATTCCCACAAATCTGGTTCATCCGGTTCCGGTTCTTCTATGGAACAACAACAACTTCTATGCATATTCATAACAATTCAACCAACAGTATCATGGTCCACCACCTGTAGCACCAACAGGAGTATCACAACGACACATTCCATCGTGCGCATTTGGAACATTAAAGAAATATACCTCATTGGCAATTTCGTTTGCTTCTCGGTCATCATCCTCTTCATAATTCAACACATCAGGAGCGATATGTTGCAGTGCATAATTTGTTAGTTTATACATCTGCACAATTTGACCGTGAAAGTAAAAATCAACATCATCATTTTCTCTGGTTTCGCAGGGTTCATCCCCTGTTATGAAATAACTACCCACCGGCATCATTTGGAATGCTTCTGGATAATTGTTTATTATTATAGATCCTTCCGTTCCACCTCCTGCTGGCTCCAATCTGCTTGCAGCATTAATGCCCGGACCAACAAGCACATCATCTCCTTGAGTTGTATTCAACAATTCACTAATGTTATATGCTGGATTTGTCCATTCGTCGCTTGCTTCGTCTAAAAATGTTCCCTGAAGACCACCAGGAGTCATAATGATGCTAAGTGGTGAATTTTCATCACTTATTTCTATTACATCACCCATTTCTTCTTCTAATAAACGATCCCTTGGCCAAAATTCTACTTCTCTCCAACTGTATTCATATATTCCACCCCGACCATCATCGCCTGATATCTTTTTTGCACCGTCTATGATTGCAAGAAATGCAAACTTCTCCGCAGACTGTGTTTCTTCACCCACACAGCAAATAGAATTCTTATATATTTCCCAACGTTCTTTTACATCGACCATTTTAATATATCTTCCAAATGCACCTGATTCGCGCATGGGTTTCTTAATTTCTTTTTGTATTTTATAAAGAATCTCACCAGAAAGATCGGTTTGATCGAACATTGTTCTCCAATTAGCACCACCGTTTGTTGGTCCATATTTTCCATTCGTGTCCATAGAACCCATTGTATCAATCAAATTATATTGAGGAGCATTATATGGATTACTAAAATAACCATACAATCCATTTTCGTCATAGAACCTTCGGGTGTGTATTTTCGGTGACGTATCTATACTGTCCGGAAGCAATTTATGTTCTGCTACTCGCCCCCCATCTTCCACACCACCCCACGGGTCTTGATGATAATCATATGTTATATGTTCTGTGCTATGTGTAGATGCAAAATTCAAATAATTGAAATAGGGATCATTATAATTTGGTTTGACAAGTTCATAATATGAAGAATATGCTCCATCATACCACAACTGTAAATGATTATATTCGTTTAAAATGTTCATTGCTAAAACTCTAGGATCACCAAAATTCCAATCCTCGGGAGAAATGGTTATGTCTGTGAAAAAATATTCTCTGGGATCTTGACCCAACAATCCAAAAAAGTATGAACCACCTTCATCAGTTAGCATTTTCCGAATTGATTTAAAATGCCACCCATCCAAATCTGCATAGAAAAGATAATTTACACCCTTCTGATCTTCTGTGACAGCATTTTCAGCAAGATCTGTCATAGTTGACATTAAACTCGAATAATGAACATCTTTTGCCCATGGATACATGTGTTGATTTGTTTTGATCCATACGCTATTGTGTGTGTTTTCAATTTCCATATCATTTTGAGCAAAACTATAATCTGTAGCACCGGGATTAAAATATTTTTCTGCTACTTGATTGACCAGTCCTGGTTCTTCATCAAAACTACTATCAGAAGCAATATGACCAATATAATCTTCATGCTTTGCAATATCAAGTTCTGCCCAATTCAAGTAGAAATTCTCACATGATATAAAACTCACCAGCCATCCAGCATCTGCCTTTACTACTGCACCAACTAATGCCTCTGATGCTTCATTGCCCAGTTTTTGAACATCATTGACGCAAAATGTCAATTCTTTTCTTGAATTTTCAATGGGTTCCGGTGATTCAATGACAATCTCAACCAATTCACCACCAACAAAATTGAAATAATCACCAATCATGCTGTTACCAGCAGAAGGTTCACGGAACTTTAGAATTCCACTAACCCCCGAACCAAAAATGCTTTCACTAATGCTCATACTCGTAAACGAATCACTAGTGGCTGCTTCATCGTCATTTTTTGGATTTAATGACTTTACAACATATTCCTGGTCACTCCCCAGTCTTTTGATTTTTATACTTTCTATAATAATATCAGATGGGTATTGTCGTTCAAATTTTACCATGATGTGTCACTTTATTATAATTATTCAATGATATGAGTAGTTCCTCTTGGAACATTACCCTGTATCAATATTTTAAATTCGTCTATTAAAGCCGGTACTAGATTTTTTGCAACCAATTTTATCGTTCGCTTTTCGTCATTTTTAAAAATTATATCATCTTGCGTAGTAATTGTTTTAATCTGTTCTGATAGACTCTTAATCATATATTTATACAGTATTGTTCCAGTCATTCCACAAACATTTTGCTGACTATAGAAATCTCCCGAAGGTCCATCATGACCTAATACTGGATATGCACTATATGGATTTACCATATCATTATTATATGCAAAATGGTGAGCCGATTTTGAAATGGTTTCTTTTCTTCGTACAATTGAAAACGTAGATCCGGCTGTCGGGCAAGGCGGACCCCACGCGACGGCCGCCTGGCCAGATCCTACACCCATTGATCCTGCATATTCAGGACCAGTAAAACCAATACAAGATGTAGCCCCAAAATGTTGTTGATAACAACCAGTAACACCAAACCCATCTATGGAGTTCCATTGTTCTTCGCCAGCAATTATGCTTTTTCTAAACAGATAGATCTCGTCATTTTCATTAATTGTACCCTTGGATTTCTTAACGTCTATTTTATGAAGAAGTTTATCATAATTATCAACTTCTCCATAGTTGTTTAAATCAATAGACCCATCAAGACCAACATCTCGTCGGATTAAAATATCACCTTCTAATGCATCTAAATTCTCAAACACAAAATAACTATTACCACTAAGGAAAGTATTAAACATGGAGGTTATTTCACCACCAGACTTCAACCATTCGCCATGCGGATCAACAATATTATTTGATAATAACACAACCCACCATAAATCATGATCTCCATAAAAATCAAAGGCGACATCTTCTGGTTTTTGTCCTTCTGAGACAACATAAGATTCAAATGAACCCGCATCGTCTTTGGTTTTTTGCGTAAACGAAACTCGTTTGAATATGTCTTTCATGTTTACTGAAGAAATAAAACCGCCGCTAGTACCAGCAGTTTCACTCCAACTGAAATTGAATTCTGTGTTTGGTATGTAATTAAAATACATTGTTTAAACCTTTAACCGTAAACTTGTCCCTTACCCATTCTAACCTGACTCCTGCTGGCAATACCATCTCCCAGGCTAACAGCAGGCTCAAGTTCAAGAAAAGTCAATTCCAAAGTTGTTGCTGCTGGATACCCACCAAGCGCAGCGTATCCAGAACCAGCAGAACCTTGCGTTGTTATACCAACGCGCGATAGAACGCTTGGAAGAGGCCCCATGTCCCACATAAATTGTCCACCTTTGTCACCTTTGTTTAAATTCAATACACTAATAAACCACACAGGAGGATGAATCACCCTAGAATATGATTGGCCAATTGAGCGAGATGGATATGCGAGTGTTTGAAACTTTTTTACTATATCAGTGATCCTTGTTCCTGCTCCCTCCACCTTGGGAATCAGTTGCCAAGAATAAGAATGTGTTCGGAAATTGGCTCCCCCGAAAACATTCTCAGTTTCATCCATAGGTCTATGACCAAGTGCTTGCGAAATTCCAAACTTATCCATCACACCTGTAATCTTAGTTTTCTCCAAAGCCCATTCAATGGCACCCCCAACAGTCGGATCGGTTATTCCACCTTTAACTTCTGATTGTCCTTGACTATATGCAATCTCATTGTCTGTTTTGATTTGTTGTGGCAAAGGAAGTGTAATATCTGCAAATGTCGGGCCTGCTGAAGGCGACAGTACTCTAACAACCTGTTTATTAGAATAAATTGATGCAACAAAATTTGTTCTATACCCACCCGTATCTTCTATATCATCAAATTTACCGGATAGTGGATAAGAAAGTGCTGGTGCCCTCATTGCCCTAATGTTACCAGAACCTAATTTATCTAGAGCCTTGCCTGCAAATTCATTTATTTTTCTTTGCCATGATCCCATCGTTTCATTCCTTTGTTTATGTCTATATATTTATGATGCCATACAAGACGAAATATACAATTCAAAACCCTTCAAAATATATAGGCGACCCAACAAACATAATATGTCGTTCTTTGTGGGAAAGAAGAGTATGTCGTTATTTAGATGAAAACAAAAACATTGTACAATGGGGCAGCGAAGAATTGCCAATTCCTTATTATTCGCCCGTAGACAAAAAAATACACAAATATTATCCAGATTTCATTGCAGAAATTAAAAAATCAAATGGCACAACCGAAACCTACATCATAGAAGTCAAACCCAAACGACAAACAAAACCTCCTGTTCGGAAAAAACAAAAAGAAAAAACATATATTAAAGAATGTATGACATATTCGGTAAACAAAGAAAAATGGTCATCCGCAGAACAATTGTGTAAAACAAAGGGTTGGAAATTTCTAATTCTTACGGAAGATACACTTTTACTATAATTTTTCATGTTTTTTCTAATAAATAAGAAGTAAAGGAAAAACAAAATGGCTCTACCAAATGCACCATACACAGATGTCAGTTCTGGACTTGATTATTTCAAGAGCCATTTTATATCTAAAAATGGTCTATCTAGACCCACACGCTATTCTGTATTAATAGAAGCAGACGCATTTACCCCCGGTCATGCAATATTCCAACCAGAAACAGTTTCTCTCCCGGGAAGAACTTTTAGAACATTACAAGAAAATTGGTTTGGTCCAACTAGAAAAATTCCAGTTGCCAGGGAATTTAATAGCGAAGTAATTATGACATTTCCTTTAAGTAGAAATTGGGAAGAAAGAACCCTATTTGAAGCATGGATGGATTCCCTTATAAATCCCGAAACCAACGAAACTCATTATTCAGATAACGGTCAAAC